CGTTGAAATGTCTGAAGAGGATATTTTCGAGCAACGAAAGTTCCGTGTCCTTGTTGCAGGGGTGGCGCGAAGTGGAACCTCAATGATGAGCGGAATTGTGGAACGATTGGGTGTTAATTTCTTCTCAACCACCGATACTGAAGAGGAAAAGGAGAAGCGCCGACTAAATGAGCTTAAACGTTTTGGGGAAGACTTTAAGATGAACGAAGATTTTTACGAAGTTGCTAAGGATGTTTGGCGCTATCGACTCAAGTTATGGAGCGAAGATTATTCGGGCCAAAAAATCTTACTTCCAGTTAGTAGAATGCACCCTTCTTATTTTATTAATCCCTGTCGTGTAATTCAAATGTGGAGAGATCCCGAAGAGATTCGACAGTCGCAACAAGCGAGCTATAATGGAGAACAGATAATGACTCCTGAACAGTGTGACTTGAAACGTGCTGAACTGTTGAATCATTTAGTTGGCGCTAAAACTTTCTTCGGTGATCGCAACATTCCATCGTTGGATGTTGAATATAGAGAAATCTTAGTTAATCCAAAAGGTGTAATTGAAGAGATTGCAAAATTTATCAATGCGCCAAATCCAATTGATGAAGCTGTGGCATGGGTGAATCCTGATAAGAACAGATTCAAGAAAGAAGAATTAACGAAAGACATATAATGAGTGACGAAGCAGAACAAGTAGAAGTTGTAAATGATGATGCTGTTTTCTTACCCGAAGGGGTGACAATTGTAGATGATACATTACCGTTGGAGCTACAAATGATGTCAGATGGTAGACCTGTTCTACAAGAGATGCTGGCTAAGAGAACAGAAACCACGAAGACCTTTTATAATTGGAGTACAGGAACTCGGCGCTTAATTTCCGCCAACCGTCCCATACATTACATTAAGGATCAGTATTGGGTCGATATTACAGGCGAGATTCAAGATGCTACTGTGCCATATGTAGAGACTCCTACCTATTTTGTAAAGCTACATGAGAATAAGGTTGCTGTTACAGACAGAAATAAAACAACATCAATTGATATACCCGTTGAAGGGGATCGAAGCTATGAATGTAATATGGTAGCATACGAAGAAGTTGTTTTTTCATTTGAGCCGTATAGCATATCAGTTGTCACGGCCCGAAAAGAAATCGTTGAACACTTCGGTTCATATATCGCTCATGACGCTGAAGGTAATATGGTGGAGGACGACAAAGCTATACATATTGATAACGAAACTCGTGTTCGCACAGAAAAAGAAATCGTTGCTCCAGTAGTTTATCAAGCTAGCTTTAATTTCTAATGCCCTCCCCTTCGTTTACAATTAATACCGCTAAAGCGGACGCATTGGGTTATGTAAGTGCTAGCTATGCTAGCAAGAGTGCTTATACAGGTAATCCAGCTTCCCCTAATACTATAGCTATTTATCCATCAACTCTGACAACAGTAAACCCTGTCATACTTACTTGTGGTAATTCACACACTACGGGAGGAAACTTTTATGCTCGTCGCACCTATATGTTGTTAGACGTGACGGGTATTAACAAAGGAGATACTATTAATAGTGCAACACTTAATTGTGATTTACAAGCACAGAATTATTGGGCTGGTGCAACAACAAAATCTGTTGGGGCGTTTATGTGGATAGCGGGAAGTGCTTCGCCATCTGCGTCACAATCTGTTACTCCTAATACTGGTGCTGCCGCGCCAACAGCAAATCAATTCTTAACTTCCAACACATCTAAATGGAAATCTGTATGGACAGGGTTAACTTTAACAACTACTAGTGCCGATGCCACTCATAGTTGGGATTATACCTCTCACGTGCAAAATTTAGTTGATAGTTATTATTTTAATCCTCAAAAAATATTAGTTAGATTCACTGCTAATAATGTGACTTATACTCAAGCTTCATCAGGAACCTTTTTGAAAACATCAATGGATAGAGGCGGGAACAATACATATCTTGCTGTAGATTATACTGCTGCTCCACCAGCGGGATCAGATTTTGTGCCCCAAATCATCTTTTCTTAGGTGTAATTAGGGGTATATGTCAAAGAAACGTTTCGAGACTGGTGTTCTTTTAGGACACATAGAACTGACGGAGAAACAACAAGAGTTTCATAAAATCATGACGAACTACAACACGCGTGTAGTTTTTCTATCTGGACCAGCAGGGTCATCCAAATCATTCCTGTCCGTATATTCGGCACTAGATTTGTATAATAAAGACAAGCGGCGAACTATCACCTACTTGCGCACGGTGATAGAATCAGCAAGTAAAGGAATTGGTTTTTTAAAAGGGGATATGGATCAAAAACTATCACCTTATCTTCGACCATTAGAAGAAAAAATCTGTGACCTCCTTAATGAACAGGAGAAAGATATGATGAAGCGCCAAAATGTGTTATCAGGAGAGCCTGTGAATTTCGTGCGGGGTCAAGACTGGAAGCATAAAGTAGTAATTGCCGATGAGATGCAAAATGCCACCATCAAAGAGCTACTGACTGTGATGACACGTATCAACGATAATACAAAGTTATATATATGCGGGGATAAGAGGCAAAGCGATATTAATAACAGTGGTTTTGAGCAGTTGTTTGATTTATTCAATGATGAAGTTTCCAGAGAGCAAGGGATACACTGTTGCGAGTTCGATCATGATGATATCATGCGTGATCCCGTAGTAAGTTATGTCATTAAAAAGATAGATTCATTGAGAAATTAGGAGTAAGTTAGTATAATATTAGTGTAACACGGTTAAAGACTAGACATGACTTATAAATTTTGTCCACATTGCGCGGCGAAGAACTTCTTCGAAATCGAGCCTAAATTTTGCTGTTCGTGCGGTGAGCCTTTGAATGCGGCAGTAGTTGCATCGAGCGGAGCACCTAGCATGGACGATTCAACGTCTCCAGTTGATTCTGGCGGATTTCGTAAACCAGCTAAACTGGACGTTGATATCGACATACCAGAAGAAAGTTGGGAAAAATTCGGTGAAAATATCGGCACCGCGCCAGACGAAAATTATCAAAGGGATTCGCGACCTGAATTTAGAAAGGACGTTCCCATCAGACAAGTACTTCTAGAAGACCGTCAACTCAAAAAAGGCACTATTGGCGGAGATGACTAACTAGATGGAAACTTACGAAGATAAACAACACGAAATCGATGAACTACTAGTCAAGATGCGCGGAAAATGGCAACTTGATAGTATCCAATGGATGGGCTATGATGATGTCTGCCAACATATCCGCAGGCACATCTGGCAGAAATGGGATCTATGGGACCAGAAGCGTGCGTTCAAGCCATGGTGCCGCACGGTAATTTCGCACCAAATTAGTAACCTAATACGAAACAATTATAGAAGTTTTGCGCGGCCCTGTCTCAACTGTGAGCATAATATGGGCGCTGACGCATGTGGTCTAACAAAATCTAAAGTTCAAGACTCCACATGTAATGAATACGCTAAATGGAAAAAGAAGCGTTCTCATGTATATAATCTGAAACTACCTGTCCCTATTGAGGATAAGATGCTTTCGGAAACTGTTGAATTGCATGATGAAATGGACTTTGAGGCTAGTTCTGATAACCTACATGGTTTGGTTATGATGCAACTAACTGAACGACAACAACAAGTTTACAGACTTCTATACATTGATCAATTAGATGATGCAGAGGTGGCGAAGAAAATGGGGTTCACTGCCGATGGTAGTAAAAATGTAAGATATAAACAGCTTACCAACCTAAAGAAAAAGTTCGTCGCTATTGCTAAAATTGTAATGGAAAACAATGACATTATCGAGTGAACAAATAGAACGAGCACTGGAACTGTTCGACAGTGGAATTACCAACCTTAATGAAATAACCCAAACAGTCTTCGACAATCCAGAATTGGATGGAAGACACAGAGAGGGTCGTGCTATTCGTGCTGCACTGGTAGATCAGGGCCGCGAATATGGCACCACTCGTAGTGAAGCAGAAATTCCCGCTGAATTGGATGCCGAAGCACTTCACTTTTTAAATAACTCAGATAGAATAGTGGGCATGAATCCTTTGGAGATTGCCCGTATGATTTTTAATGATGACACAATTCAAAGTCTATCTTCCCATCACAGAATCGTCCTCAACCACCTCCAACAGCATCGTGCCGATGTTATGGATAATACCGAAGCGCCAGCAGTCGGCAACTGGTATAATCCAAAGTCATTGTCTACTACGCTTAAACGTATTAACAAATGGGCGCACGCAGAATTAGGTGATACTGTAGACGAATTAACAGCAAGACACCTCAAATGCGTAGAGTCACTGTTTCGCTATCTACAAGCGTTCAAATTAGAATCGACGCTAAACAGCTTTCAAGATCAATCCGACCGTGATCTATTCGAGTCTGAATTTATCCGTGCAACGTGGGATAAACCAGATTTAACCAATGACGAGTTGAACTTGTATATGACCGTGTGCTCGAACTATGTTCGAATCAAACATATACAGGCTCGAATATCATCCCTCAACACGCTTTTGCAGGAGCAACAGGCAAACGCTGATGAAGAGGCTAGAGGACTTACTATTCAACTAACTGAGCGCCTTAAGGGAACCAGTGATGAACTGAACCAGACAGAGAAACGAATAGAGTCGTTAATCCAGAAACTAAATGGTGATCGGGCCAAAAGAAAAGAAAAACAAATGGAGAATAATGCCTCATTTCTCTATATTGTAGAAGAGTTTCAGCGCAAAGAATCTCGTGATAGATATTTGAAGATTGCGAGGCTACAAAATGCTGCTGTTAAAAAGGAAACTGAGAGGCTTGAATCTGTGGCAGACATCAAGGCGCGAGTTTTCGGAATTGCACCAGAAGAATTGTTATGATCTTAACTTGTAAGGAATGTTATCGAGAATTTAAATCAAAGAGAGCTTTACATATCCACCTGAAAACACATGGTGGTAAGGCAAAGTATTATCATAAGTTTTATCCGCGCCACGATAGACGGAGCGGCGAAGTTATTCCTTATAAAGACTACGACCAATACTTCTCTACTTTTTTTAAATCTCAAGCGAGTAGAGAAGAGTTCTATAGAACAGCGTCACAGAGTGATGTGCAATCGTTGACGAATGGAATATCAACTTGAAGACAAAGGATTTGACGGTTCTACCAACAGAGACGTTTTTTATGCTTACCAACCTTTGTTCGATCTACGATATCCGTCAAAGTTTTGGTTCAACGCAACAGTTCTGTAAAGAGCTTCGACTAGAACAACTGTATGACGCTCATATGCCAGCAGATTTCTGGAACACTCCAGCCGACGAATTAGAAATGGAGGTGCTGGTTGATACTCGTGAGCAACAGCCGTTCAAGTATACCAATGCACAAGTTCAAAAACTGTCAATTGGTGACTATATGACGGCAGGCAAATATTTTTCAAAAGTAGCTGTTGATAGGAAGTCAACAGAAGATTTTAAAGGAAGCTTCGGTTCACAAATTGATCGTATCAGGGACAACCTACAATTAGCAGAAGATATGGGATACCGTATCTACTTCGTGGTTGAAGGAACACCTGATCAAATGGAAAAGGAAGCTAAAAGAAATAAGTGGGACCGAACACGTTGGGGATACATCTATAAAAATGTGCGTGATGTATTAGTAGACTACCCAACAACACAAATCATTTTTTGTAATAACCGCAACGAGGCACAGAAAGTCACTCGCAAGATACTCTATTATGGAGAGCGACTGTGGCGCGTTGATTTACAGTATTTTTTAAATGTGGGAAAAAGGAGTTCAAGAGTATAGGTTTGATTTCAGCGCCGAACAAGTTAATAATGAAATTGAAGCGATTGAAGGGTTCATTCCAGAGGATGAAGCGCAAATATTGGTGTACAGATTTCTTAGAGCTAATATTGGTTTCGCTAGTGAGCTTCTTCTCGGCGTAAAGCTGTTTCCATTCCAGCACATACTAATTAAAAGTATGATGCTCGGTGACTTCTCTATGTTTGTGTTGTCACGTGGTATGTCTAAGACATTCTCCGCAGCTATCTACGTGATGCTGCAACTGCTATTCAAGCAGGGTGTCAAGGTTGGCGTATTGAGTAGTGGTTTCCGACAGGCTAAGATGATCATGGGTAAAGCCTACGATGTATTGAAAAAACCCGCCGCTAAGATCGTGCGCCCACTATTTGGTAATGGTAAAACTATTATTCAAAAAGGAACGGATCAATGGACGTTAACCTGTGGTGCGTCCGAAGCTATTGCACTGCCACTGGCAGACGGAAGTAGGTTACGTGGTTTCCGTTTTCAAATTCTGTTGCTAGATGAGTTTCTAAACATCTCAAAGAATATCTTTCAGGAGGTTATCTTGCCCTTCATTGGTGTTGTGGATAATCCTACTGTGCGTGCTGATATGCGCGAAGCAGAAAACAAACTCATCGAGCAAGGTGTGATGGTAGAAGAAGACCGTTATAAATGGCCTTCAAACAAACTCATCCTTCTATCATCGCCCTCATATACATTTGAATATATGTATGAGGTTTATTGTCTATATCGAGACAGGATTTTAGGAGTGCACCATGAGGTGCATCATGACGATGCAGACCTTGCAGATCAATCAGATTACTCTATCATTGTGCAACTTGCGTATGATATGGCACCACCTGACCTATACGATAAGAAGCAGCTTTCACAGCACAAACAGACAATGAGTGAAGCCGTTTTCGCAAAAGAATATGGTGGACAGTTTATCAGTGAAAGCGACAGCTACTTTAAGCTATCGAAGATGATGCAGTGTATCATTCCAGATGGTGAACAGCCAACCACACGAATCGTCGGTGATCAGGATAAGAAGTATAGTTTCGCCATTGACCCATCATGGTCACAAGACAGTGCTAGTGATGATTTTGCAATTACAGGTTTTGAGCTAAACGAAGAAACTCAAAAAGACGCTGTGGTTCATGCATATGGTATAGCTGGTCAACCAACAAAGAATCATATTCAATATCTATTATACTTGTTAAAGAATTTTAACACCGAATTTTTGGCGCTTGACTATGCTGGTGGACTTCAATTCGTGCAAACGTGCAACGAGTCTGAGTTGTTTAAGGAGGCTGGTATTGAACTGTTTATCGTAAACGATGAGATGGAGAGCGACTTTATGAAGCCCGAAAAATACAATGATGATCTTCGATGCTTCAAGAAACAATTACAGCGCCGAACAGATAAAAAGATTCCGTGCTATCTCCGTAATTTCAGTAGCACATGGATTCGTGAAGCAAATGAGTATCTACAAGCTCAAATCGATCATAAGCGTATCTACTTCGGATCTGCTGGTGCATCTGTTGAATCCTCTTTCGAAGAACAAACGAAAGCTAATATTGGAGTCCGCAAGTTGAAGTATACCATCTATCAGAACGAAGATAGGGAAACAACAAAATTCTTGAACGAGGGTATGAATAAAATGACTTCTGTATCAAACAAGATGGTGGAATTCTTAGACCACCAAACATTTATGCTGGAGTTGACTAGACAAGAAGCGGCGAACGTTGAGATTAAAACGTCTCCACAAGGGAACCAGACGTTCCAGTTGCCACAGCATATGCAGCGCCAAACTGGACCTAATCGCCCACGTAAGGATAACTACTCAACGTTGGTGTTGGGAAATTGGGCGAACAGAATGTATCATGAAGCTATAGCAGCAGAAGATAAAAAGGTTGCTGCTGCTACATTTACTCCAATGGCGTTTTAGCAACAGGATATACCTTGTATTCTTTACCCTCTTGCTTAGAAATACTCGCGGCAAACTCTTTTACCTCTTGTTCTGTTCC